GCCCGAGCGGCACCAGCTTGGCCACCGATTCGGTCAGCAGCGCCATGTCGTCCTGCTCGGGCCGCGCGATCTCGATGTGCGGGTAGGCCGGGCGAGGGCCCAGGTTGAGGTCGATCAGGGGGCGCATCAGGTCGCGGTTGAGGGTGGCGGCGAGCTGCTTGGCGTCCGAGCGCTCGATGTCACCCCGCACCGCATCATGAACCTTTCCGGCGGCGTAGCTGCCGGAGTCCCCGACCTCGGTGGTCAGGGTCTGGCCCAGCACCGCCTTGGAGATCTGCTTGTCGATATACTCCGCCATCTCCTTGTAGAGCTGGCCGGTCTCGCGCGAGGCCCCCGTCTCGACGAACTCGATCATCATGCTTTCGGGGACGATGGCGGCGGCGTCGGTGCCGATGTTGGCGACCGCCCTGAGCAGGATCGCCTTGTCCTCGTCGGAGGCGGAGGGGTGGAACTTGCCCACGCGCAGCGGCATGCCGTAGACCTCGATGAAGGCGATCCAGTCCTTGAGGTCGTAGTTCTTGAACAGGTATCCCCAGGCCGCCGCCCGGGCGAGCCCGCCCCGGATCGGCAGGCCCGACTTAGCCTTGTGGTGGTGGGTGACGAACTTCCAGGCCGGCAGCGGCTGGGGCCCCTCCTCGGTCCTGAGCCGCAGCGTTCGGCCGTCGACCCGGTCGAGCTCAAACCAGCGCGGGTCGCGCCACTCGAGGCGGGCGGGCATCCACTGGCGCTCCGACATGTCCCAGACGATCTCGGTCGCCGAGTAGCCCTTGCCCACGGCGTCGAGGATGTCCACCACCTCGTCCTCGAGGCAGTCGCGGCCGAGCGCCGCCTCGACCAGCTCCGCCGCGCGGGCGTCCTCGGGGGCGTCGGAGGCCGGGACCACGGTGATGTCGAGCTGGGCCACGGCGCGCTTCCGCGTGCCGATGACCGAGAGGTAATGGAGGTCCTTCTCCTCCATCTCCTCGGCGAGCTCCAGGTAGCGCAGCGGGTCGCCGTCCTCGGCGCCGCGCAGGATCGAGGCCAGGCGCTGGGGCGTGAGCCCCTGGGCCGGGTGGCCGGTCATGACCGAGCGCACGCCGGACAGGGTCGGGGCGGCGATCTCCTTCTTGAGCAGCGAGCGGTCGATCGGCCGGTTGTCGGGGCCGTAGAGCGTCACCTCAGCCATCACCACGCCCCCCTGATGCCGTGCCAGCCGCCCGCGCGCCGGTCCTCGCCGGGCGGCGGTCGGAGTGGAGAGCGGCCGCCGGCGGGCGTCTCGTAGCCGTAGGCGGCGATGTCCATGTCGGCGGCGAAGTGAAGCATGGCGCCGGCGATCGCCGCGTCGCCGTGGCGCTGGCCGCCGCGCTCGGAGCGGGACCGCAGCCCCTCGGGCACGGAGATCACCCCCTTGTCCCGGCGCAGGCCGCGGAGGTCCTGGCGCAGGTCGCCGTCGCGCGGCAGCTCGATGGTGGCGTCCTCGAAGCGCGCGACGAAGCCCGGCATGGTCTCGCGGTACCAGGCCTGGGTCGCCATCACCTGGGCGACCCGGGTGGCCCCGAAGGTCTGCATCGCCCGCTCGGCGATGGTCGCGCCCAGGCCGCGGGCGTCGACCGCGGCGGCGGCGAACCGCGGCACGCGCCGCAAGACGTGGAACAGGATGGTCTCCTGCTCCTTGAACGGGCAGTTGCGCAGCTCCACCACGAAGGGCACGCGCAGCACCGCCCCCGCCTTCTGGGCCGGCATGAACACCGTGAGGTCGCCGGTGCGGCCGAAGTCGCCGCCGAGAAAGCTCAGCAGCCCCGGGTCCATCAGTTCGATCAGCGGGTCCAGCGCGTCATCGATCCAGGCCCGCGCCTCGGCGTCGCGCACCGCGTCGGGCTCGAGCTCGAAGCCGGCCGGGCAGTGCCACCAGACGACGCGGCCGGCGGCGCTCATGCAGCGGTCGATCACCGCGCGCGACAGCACGACGCCGGCGCCCTGGGAGGGGACGACGTCGAGCTCCTCGGCCGCGTCCTCGCCGTAGATGCCCCGGATACTGGCGACCCATTCGGCCTCGGCCGCCGGCGTCCAGGCCTTGCCCCGCACCAGGCAGATGCGCGCATAAAGCCCCTCGGCCACCGCGTCGTCGAAGGTGACCCGCATGAGGCCGTAATCCCTGCGCCCGGCGCGGATGTCCTCGACCAGCTCGTTGAACGGGTTGTCGGCCCCCTCGTGGGTCGAGAGCACGATGACCCGGCCGCCCCAGATCAGCATCGCCAGCGCCGCCTTCATCAGCCCCGGCAGGTCGTCGTGGAACGCCGCCTCGTCGATGATCACCAGGCCCTGGCGCGAGCGCAGGCTGCGCGGCTTGGAGCTGAGCGCCTTGATCTCGAAGCCCGAGGGGAAGGCGACGCGGAAGGCCAGGATCTCGACCTCCTTCCCGCCCACCGTCTCGCGCCAGACCGTGGCCTCGACCTCGGCGGCGAAGCCGTGCAGGGCCCTGGCCCAGAACGCCGCGTCGTCGATGAACTCCCGCGCCATGTCGAGGTTGTAGCCGATGTAGAGCGCGTCCATGCCGCCGCCCGCGCGCCCCAAGGCGGCCGTCTCCACCGCGAGGTAGGCGAAGGTCCAGGACGCGCCGATGCGGCGCGACTTCTCGACCACGGTGACCGGATGGAGAGACGTCGTCTCGAGCATCTCCCGCTGGTAGGGAAGCAGGACCGGGGGCGTGTCGTCGGGGTGGCGGCCGGGCAGGATCTCCGTCATGGCGTCCCCACGATCCCCAGAACGCCGCGCCGGAACTTCTCGATCGTGGCCTTGTCGAGTCCCTGGTCCGTGGCGATCCGCTCGACCTCATCCGCCACCGCCTCGGCGAACTCGTTGCGCTCGCGGATTTGCCGTTCGACTTCCTGCTTGGCGGCCGCCGCGAGGTCCCTGAGCGCCCGGGAGAGAAACATCGCCGACTGCGGGTCGAGGGTGATCGGTCCCTCCTCGCCGCCCGACAGGAGCTGCATCACGCCCGCGTGCATGAGCTCGATGTTGAGCCGCGCGGTCCTGTCCTCGCCGCCCTCGCCGAGCCGCGCCATGATGGCCTCGGCCGCGGCCCGGCTCTCGCGCACCCGCGCGGCGATGGCATCGATCTTCTGGACATGCTCGCCGAGGGTCGAACGCGCCACCTCGACGTCGAGCTCCAAGAGCTTGTCGCGGATCTCGTCGATGGTGCGGCCCGCGTCCCGTAGCCGCGCGATCAGGTCGCGGACGTCCGCCGGCAGCCGCTCGATCTTGGTGGGCCTCCGCATCGGCAACGTCCTCGATCAGGCCGGCCGGTGGCGCTTGACACCCGGCGCCGAGGCGCGGCCGGCGGCGACCTCCGCGCCCTGGTCGGTGAGCCGCGCCAGGATCGCGCCGCCGGGCGCGCCGCCCGGCGACATCCGGTCGCCCAGCTCCTCCAGGGCCAGGAGATCCAGGTCCGCGAGCAGCTGGAAATCGGCGCGCACGACGTCGCGGCGCACGCCGTGGCCGAGGGCGGCCAGGGCCGATGCCATCACGGAATCGTTGATGGCCTCGTCGCCGTCCTGGGCCAGGAGCTGCAGGATCGCGAGGCGCCTGGCCTCGTCGAGGAGCGTCTTGAGACTCATTCCTTGTGACCCCTCAGTTCGTTCTCCATCAGCAGCGCGAGGTGGGCCTCGACCCGCTTGAGCCCGGCCCCCAACCCGCGGATCTCGGCGGCCGAGGTATGGACGTCGCCGCGGATGCCGGCGAGGTCCTCGCGCAGCTGACCCCAGGACTGGGCGGTCGGCACCGCCTTGATGGCCTCCTCCATCGATGCCAGCCGCAGATCGAGGTCCCGCACGCGCCGCTCGGTGACCGCCTGGCGGCGCGCGTGCAGGGTGTAGACCCAGGCCCCGCCCGAGGCCAGCATCGCCAGGGACGACATGGCGAAGCTCGCGGCCGTCCAGTCGATCGTCATACGCGGCTCATCCCCAAATAGGTCGGCGGTGCCGTCTCCTTGAACTGGGCATGGACGCGGACGGCGGCCCATACCTTGGCGCGCTTATACCAGCCATCGCCGCTCGCTTTCATGCAACCGATCAACAGGTTGTCCCCGTCCTTGAGCGGCATGGCATTTTTTTCCCGCACCCAATCGTGAGCGAAACTCCCCCACCTGAGACCGCCCGTCGCCGGCGCGAAGGACCGCAGGAACGGCGGCACCGAAGGAGCGGCGGCGTAATCGACGGGAACTTCGAGGCGCCACCGACCGCCGTCCCAATCGAAGCTGATGATGAACGGCGCGAGCAGCACACCCTCGGCCTTCACCCCGTTCTTGCGGACGGCGTCGATGTGCTCCCGCGTGTCGAGCGGGGTCTCGAAAACGACGTTGTCGATCACGGGGCCAGGCCCCCCGTCACGGGAGCGGGACGACGAGTCCGATCTTCAGCAAAAGATTCTGGATTTCCTGCTGGCTGTCGAACGCAAGCGCCCCGCAGGCGATCCGGAACTCGTCGGTCAATCCGCCGTCCGTCAGGCCGCGCCGCACGTTGCGCACGCGCTGGAACAGATAGACGCCGCCGCCATCGCCCGCCCCGTCGCCCTCGGGCCCCACCAGCGGCGGGTGCTCGACCAGCCATTTTTCGACGTGGGCGTAGCACCCATAGGCGATGGGATCGGTTTCGGGTGAGGTGATGGACTTGGCCGCCCGCACGTCGGCGAGGACGGTGTCGTAGCAGCCCTTGCTGGTCTGCACGCAGGCCTTGGCGACGGTCGCGCCCTTCTCGACGACGGCGGCGCAGCCGGTGAGCGAGGCGGCCAGGAGGATCACGCTGGCAAGAAAGGCTTTACGCATTGGAGTGTTCCTTCTCGGTTTCACGTTGCACGGCTTTCGCCAGGGCCTTGATCGCGGCCCCTTCCTCGACGGGCGGCGGGGGGGGCGGGTGTTCGCCGAAGATCACGCGGGCCACCTCCGCCGCGCCGCGCGCCACGATCAGCACGCCGACGATAAAGGCACCCATGCGCAGGACGATGGGGCCGATCTCGGGGTGCCAGGGAAGCTGGCCTGTCAGGAGTGCGAGCGCCAAGGCGGCATAAGCGGCGGCGGCGGCGGTCGCCGGCGTCTTGAGACCGCGCTCGAGGATGCTTTTCGGGTCCATCATCACCTCACCGGACGTCGTTGAAGAACAGGTGCCCCGGGGTCTCGAAGCACGGCCGGAGCCCCGCGGCCCAGGCGGGCGGCTGGCGCATCGACCTGGCGTGGTAGTGGCCGGCTCCCTCGGTCGGGTCCTGCTCCTTGTCGAGGATGACCGCCAGGGCGGCGGCCAGGCATTCGAGGTACTCGGGGTGATCGGGCGGCATGATCATGGCGTAGCGGAGGTTCGGATCGCAGGAGTTGAGCCCGCTGAACTGCCAGGCATCGACGCAGACCGCGGCGATGGTGTCGTCGGGCACGGTGTCGCGCTCGCGGCTCCACCAGCCGGGGTTGGCATGCCTGTTGCGGATCACCCAGCCCACCGCCACCTTGCCGATCCAGGGCTCTCCCCGCGCCTCGGCCACGATGGTCGAGGCCATCATGTGGATGTCGTGCTGGCTTACCGGGACCATCCGCCGTTCCTGTTCCGCCGTCCTGATGCGCGCCTTCCGGCGCGGCGTGCCGATGCGCGCCTTCCGGCGCGGCGTGCCGATGCGCGCCTTCCGGCGCGACGGCGCGAGGGTAGCGGGGCCGGCGTCCTCTGGGCAGCGGCCCCGCGGTTCGGGGAGCCGGCCGGCGCGCCTCGCGGCGCGGCGCACGCGGCGGACGGTCTTGATGTGGCAGTTGAGCTCCGCCTGGATCTCGCGGTTGTCGAGCCCCTCGGCGATAAGGGCCTCGATGCGCGCCCGGGCGTCGCGGTGGTCCCCGGCGGGCCCGAGCGGCACCGTGACGTCGCCGGGACCCAGCGCCGCGGCGACCGCGCGCGCCGTCTCGAGGCCGAGCGCCCGGGCCAGGGGATGGCCGCCCCGCACCTCGCGCGGGATGTAGATCTCCCGCCCGCCGAAATGCTTCGCCAGCGCCCGCGCCGCGTCCTCGCCCACCTCCTCGGCGAGCCGCCCGAGCAGGCCGGGGAATTCCGGCCGCCGGCCGCTCATTCCGCCTCGCTCCCCGCATGGCGCGGAGGCGCGCCTGACGGCACGACACGTGGCGGGCACGCGTTCCCATGACGCCGGATCATGGCCTTGAGCGCCTCGACGACCTTGTTGGCGGCGCCGGGCGGCAGCCAGCGCAGGGTGGCGATCCCGGTGACGCGGCGGCAGAAGCGGTCGATCCCCGCGTCGCACGCCCACCAGGGGTCGCGCAGCGCGCCGTTCTCCCCGAGCCAGCGCCAGGCGGCACGGATCAGCGCCTGCTGGTCGCTCTCGCCGTCCCGCCGGTGGGCGGGGATCGCCGCCTTGACCGCGCGCCAGGGGTCGTTCACCCCCTGGAACGCCCCGTCCCGCTTCATCGCCTCGATCACCCGCCGGCGCTGCGGCCCGTCGAGATCCGCCGCCGACTCCCTGCCGGTCACCGCCAGGAGAAGCGCCCGGTAGGTGCCGTCGTCGAGCCCCAGCGCCTTCTTGCCGACGTGGATCTTCGCGAGCTCGCGGTTGCGCGGCGCATCTGTCATGCCAGCGCGAACAGCAGTTGCTCGGGCACCGGCATCCACACCCGCACCCGGTTGCCCGCCGCGTTGAGCTTCCGGCCGGCGAGGGTCACCCGCCCGAGCTCGACCAGCTCGCCGCGGCGCGGCGTCACCCGGTTGATGGTCCAGCCGAGATGGGCCGCGATGTCGGCGTCGGCCGGCCGCCGCCCCGCGGCGTGGAGCGCGGCGATCGCCGCGAGCACGTCCGTCTGCCGCGCGGTGAGATCGACCGTGTCGTAGGCGGCCAGCGATTCCGGGCGGACGGTCATTCCCGCACGTCACGCGGATGCGTGCTCCGCACGTCACGCGGATGCGTGCTCCGCACGTCACGCGGATGCGTGCTCCGCACGTCACGCGGATGCGTGCTCCGCACGACGATCAGGTCGGGGATGCAGTCGTCGCACAGCGCGAAGATCGGCGAGTGGGGGCCTTCGTCCCACAGCGCCACCCCCCTGACGGGGCCGAGGGCGACGACGTGGAGGACCGCGTCCCGGATTGTGAAGGAGGGCGTCTCGCGGGCGACCGGCGCGTCGCAGTAGGAGCACCGGAGGCGCGGCCCGAGCGGCCTCAAGCGGTGCTCGGGCACCGTGAGGCCGAGGACGGGCGTTTGTCTGGGCCTTGCGTCGGGGATCATGCCGCGATCTCCTCCTTGAGTGGAAAGGCCGCCTCCATCACGTCGCCGAGCGGCGGCAGCGCCGCCAGCCAGGCCCGCGGCAAGGGGCCCCTGGGCAGGCCGGCCCGCGCGGTCGCCGAGCGGTACTCGCCCGCCTCGTCCCGGAACAGGTAGAGATCCCGCCACGGGCCCCAGAGCGCCACGTGAAACAGCGGTGAGCCCGGCTCGATCAGCTCGATCTCGACCGCCACCGTCATCCTCGTCCGCTTCATCGCCGTCCTCCATCACGCCCGCTCCCGGCAGTCGGGGCACGCCGTCTCGTCCACCCTGTCCGTTGCGAACACGGCGCCGCAGGCGCAGCGCCGGTTGACCTTCTTCGGGAGACGCTCCGCGGCCTGCGACCCGTCCCCAAACATGGCCCGCGGCGGCACATAGGGGCCGGGCGCCGGCACCGCCGGCACCCGGTCTAGAATCCTTTTCGAGTCCTTGACCGCCGCGGGAGGGGTGCCATCCGCCGCGAGGCGCCCCAGGCCGGCCAGCACCAGCCGCCCGAAGGCGACGAACGTCACCGGCGCTCGGCCCTGGCCCACCATCTCGCGCGCGCGGTCGAGGCGTTTGGCGTTGGTCTCCTTCCCGAGCCAGGCCGCGACCTCCTGGTCCGTAAGGCCTGCGCCCTTCGGGTGGCGGAGCGCCCACGACACGCCCTTGACCGCCTCCGAGCGGATCTCCCCCGTTCGGTCGCCGGCGGCGTCGGCGACGAGCGTCAGCACGCGGACGGCGTGGTCCTCCGAGGTCCTGAGCAGCGCGCGGACGGCGCCGAGCGCCAGGGTCTGGCGCGGGGCCATCTGCCGCGCCTGGATCGTGTGGTAGGGGATGGTGACGCGGGCCGCGTCGCACACCCGCTTGACCGCGAGCGCCGAAGGCTCGCCGGCGAGGAGCTCGGCCTTGAAGCGCGCGTACTGGTCGAGGTTGATGCGGTCGCGGTTGATGGCGACGAAGGCGGTGGCGGCGGCCGCGGCGCTCTCCATGGCGACGATCCAGCACGGCACCCGGGAGATCTCCGGGATCGTCCTGGCCGCCGCCCAGCGGTGCTGCCCGTCGAGGATCTCATAGCGGCCGGTCCCGTCCGCGGCCGGCGCGTCCTGCGGATGCGCGCCTGCGGCCGCGTCCTGAGGATGCGCGCCTGCCGGCGCGACCACGATGGGGGCGAAGGCGGCCCAGGAGAAGCGCTCGCCGATGCGCGCGACCAGG